CTATAGAAACTTGCCTAATCTTCACACCAAAATGAAAGAGGCATCTGTGCGTTAAGCGCAGAAAGAGCCAGACGTAGCTCCATTCTTACCTGAGACTATCCACCAAGACCCTGTCCAGATTACATTTGATCGTAAGACCAGCAAACTCTATTCCAAAATAGTCAATGACCTTATGTTTGATTTGGAGGAAGCTCAGTCTTTATTTGGCTCTTCATTTAACATCTTTGCCCACTATGGAGTAGAAGCACAGCGTGGTGGACCTGAGGATGAAATGAGGGGTAAGATCATGTCAAAGATTGGCGCGCTTAAGATGCTCTGCTCTCATCCGCAACTTCTAAAAACTAGCGCCGATAAGTTCAAGTTAATGAATGGAGAAGGATCAGCTTATGCTTGCGACCTTGTTGATACTGGCGCTCTTGATGGGATTCACAGTTCACCTAAACTGGATTACCTTGTGCAATATGTGGAAGATTTTCTCGAACAAAATGAAGAGAACAAAGTAGTTATATTTGCAACTTATGTAGACATGCTGGGCATGATTGCCGAGCAGCTAGGCCCTGAAAGATGTAAGCTTTATTCAGGTAGGTTAGACGCCAAGACTAAAGAGGATAACAAGATTGCTTTTAACACTGATCCTAGTATTCGGGTTCTCATCAGCTCTGACGCTGGTGGCTATGGCGTGGATTTACCCGCGGCTAATCTCCTCATCAACTATGATCTCCCTTGGTCATCTGGAACAGCAGTTCAAAGAAACGGACGTATTAAAAGAGCGTCCTCAACTTGGCCATCAATCGTTATTACTGACCTACTCGTACAAGGTAGCGTTGAGGTCAGACAATGGGAACTCCTACAACAGAAAAACGCTCTGGCCAACGCGGTAATTGACGGCGAAGGCATTACTAAAGAGGGTGGTATAGAGATGACTGCTGGTAGCTTAAAGCAGTTCTTACTCTCATCTACTGTATAATTGAGGGATGCCTAACGCACCTAAGACTCCTACACGCACTATCCGTGTATCTGATGAGCTCTGGCTTGCTGTCCAGAAGAAAGCAGCCAAAGAGAAGGTCACAGTAACTAGCGTTATTATCGAGGCGCTAGAAAATTATATTAAGGTTGACAAGGCCTCCTAAGCCTATTAATGTAGCGCCCTATAAGGGGGTAGCTATGGATCTAGAAGACTTCAAGAGAAGCGCTCGTCAATTCCTGTCTATTAAGGGCGAGATTAGTTTATTAACTAACCGACAGGCCGATCTTAAAAACAGATTGCTACAAGAGATCGATGTTGTAGAGGCAGATGATAAAGGCCACAGAGTATTAGAGTTTGAAGATACTATCGGCCAAGTTAAAGTTACTAAACAGCGCAAAGTGTCTAAGACATTAGACATGAATGTTGCTGAAACAATTCTTACTAAAAAGGGAATCAAAGACACCTGCGTTAAAATGGTTCCTACCCTAGATGAGGCAGCGATTATGTCCGCTTTCTATGAGGGTTACCTTACTGAAGAAGATATTGATGCCATGTTTCCTGCCAAAGAAATCTTTGCTTTTATTGTGGATAGTAAATGACAGACGATTTTATTGAATCTACTTTTGGAGATTTGTACTACCCAGGAAGTAAACGCAAGCGTAAACCCGAGGTAATTAAAGAACCAGAGATAAAAATATCCCCTAATTGGGATACCAATCCAAAGATTAGAACGCTACCTAACGGAATTGACGTTGAGATGTTTGGTATAGGATCGCTTGCAATGGCGCTAGGTAGACCCATTATTACTATACGAACATGGATAAAAGAGGGCTACTTGCCCTCAGCACCCTACAGACTTCCTGCTACTAAAAATAAGCATGGAGAAAATAGACTAGGCAACCGCTTGTACTCCAGAGCCATGATTGAGGAGACAATAGAATTGTTCTCCAAAGCTGGCATTCTTGAGATAAAGCGTATAGACTGGTCTTTACACCGACAGCTCAGTAATGAGATTGCCGAGGCGTGGAATAAAATCCGCGCACAAGAAACTAACTAACAAAGGAAAATAATGTCAATTAATCGCACAGACGCATATCTGCCAGAGACTGATGAATTCAGTAACGAGGCAATTAACGCACGACCAGCTCAATCAACTGCTTCAGGTAATTTCATCCAATCAGGATGGGATGCTGGAGAAAAATTAACATCCCCAGCAGGTAACTTTAATAAAGAATTTAAGTTTACCGAAGGTGGTTTCCAGGTAATTAAGTTCCTAGACCAAGACGGTCCATTTGCTGTATACAAGCAACACTTCCTAAATAATAAGGAAGGCCAAAAGTCTTACATGTCTCTAGGACCTAACGATCCTTTAATTGTAAAGCTTAATAGCAAGCCAGAAGAGAAGCGTGCTTTCTCTATTGTGAACCTATCTGCAGAAGGCGGTCCTCAGCGCCAGATGCTTATTGCTACACCACGCTTGTGGAAGTCTTTACATGCAGCACACTTTTCCCCACAAGGCCCATTAACCAAAAACTATTGGGCACTAAGTCGTACAGGTAAGCAACAGACAACTGCTTATCATGTTAATCCTGTTAAGGGACGCGACCTAATGGAAGATTGGCAAATTGATGAGGCGGCAGCAGAGGCTGCAGTTGCTTCATTCGAGCCATTCACCCGCGCTGACCTCAAGACTCCTACATGGGAAGAACTTGATGCCATTGCGGATTCATTACTTTAATAAATAAATAGATGTTGGAAGCCAGTGAAACCCCTTCCACTGGCTTCTAACTTATAGGGGATAACTTGAATATAATTACAACAAAGAAACAACTTGACGAGATGGTCAAGTACTACCTTAAGCAAGATTCTTTTGCCTTTGACGTAGAGACCGTTGGCAAGCGCAGAGAAGTTCCTGCAGTCAATGAAGTTGTTTGGATTTCTTTTGCAACTCGCGGTCGCGGAGATGTTATTCCTATGGGACATCCCAACGGAGACTTCATTGATTATGTAAAGCCCCTTACAGGACAAGGACAGGCACGTGTAGACGCTGGTCTACCTGCACGTGAGTATGACTACTCACGTAATAAGAAAAAGTACGATAAGAATTTTACCCCTGCACCTAAGCAGTTATTCCCAGCAGAAGTTTTTGAGGCTTTAAAGCCTCTTATGTTTAATGAGAACATACTTACTATTGGTCACAACTTAGTATTTGATTTATCGTCCGTGGCTAAGTACTACGACGACGTTATACCTTCAGGCCCATATTTTGATACTTTAATTGGTTCCTTTCTATACGATAGCCGTAATAGCGGAAAGCTAGGTCTAGACGACTGCCTTGAACGCGAACTTGGTTACAGCATGCAGAAAGGTATTGGCCACAAAGTAGAGGACTATTCCTTCTCTGAGGTAGCTAAATACTCTTATCTAGATTCAAAGTACACGTACCTTCTCTGGCAAGAGGTTTTGCCAAAGCTGGTTGAGTCAGAGGTAGATAAAGTAATGACTCTAGAGATGGACGTTCTTAAAGTACTTTGCCAAATGAAACTTACTGGCGCCAATATTGATACAGAACACTTAAAAGCTTTACATGTTAAGTTTGAGGCAGAGATTGAAAGAGTTCGCTCAGATATTTATCGCATTGCTGGCAAGGTATTTAATATTAACTCTAACCCAGAGAAACAGATGCTACTTTATGGTCCTATAGAAGAGGGCAATAGAGGTTTAAAGCCCAAGATTCCTACAACTAAAGGCGAGAAGAAGCCACCAGAACAAAGAGAAGTGTCTGATTGGTCTGTTTCTGCTGATGCTTTAGAGGCCTATCCTGATGATGAATTAGTTGCCTCCCTACTTGAGTATGCAAGCATTAATAAGCTACTTACCACGTACATAATCCCTTATGTTGGTGGCGATGTAGTTAAGTCAGTTAACGGTAAGTCTAAGGTTGAAGAGAAAGAAAGCCTTTTAATTAACGGCAAAATCTACGGGGACTTCAAACCTTGGGGCACAGATACAGGTCGTTTCTCTAGTTCCAACCCTAATCTGCAAAATCTTCCTGCGCCTAATGACAAGGTACCTGTAGATAAGGACTACGGAAAGATGATCCGTAATATGTTTGCTGCTCCTGAAGGACACAAGTTAGTAGTAGCCGACTACTCACAGATTGAACCTAGAATCATTGCCTCTATGTCAGGCGACCCAATTATGATTCAGAACTATTTAGATGGTGAGGATATCTATACAACCATTGGTAACACTATGGGGGTTAGCCGTAAGGCGGGTAAGGTCTTAGTTCTAGCCATTGCCTATGGAGTAGGACCAGATAAGATTTCACGTCAGATTGGTTGCTCTGTACAAGAAGCTAAGAAACTTCTGACTGACTTCTCAGATAAGTTCTCCTCTGTAGATTTGTACCGCGCCAAGGTTATTGGGGCTGCTCGTAATACTGGCTACGTCTCCACTATCTTAAAGCGCAGGCGTTACCTTCCCGATATCAAGTCCAAGATCATTGGCTTTCGTGCCAGCGCTGAGCGCCAAGCCTTCAATACCCGTATCCAAGGGTCGGCAGCGGACATAATTAAACTTGCTATGATTAGGGCCTACGAGCGCATACCATCTGAGGCAAAAATGATACTAACTGTTCACGATGAAATAGTTACCGTCACACCAGACGCGCTAGTAGATGAAACAAGAGAAGCTATACGCGAGGCTATGGAAGGTATTAATTACCTACAAGTCCCACTTATTGCTGACATCAAAGTTGTCCAAAGGTGGGGAGAAGCCAAGTAATGAGCCCAAAGTTCTTTAGAAAGAAAGACTCAGACGATACTGAAGTCATTATCAATGAAGTTCCTATGAGCACAATCTTTCGTTGGTACCTGTATGACACGGGTCTATCTGAAGACACAAGTAAGCTAGCCGAACTTGTTGGTCTATCACCTATCAGTGAAGAGGGAGAGTCTAAAGAAGAAGAGGACAGCGATAGCCGTATTAAAAAGCTTGAGCCCCTCTACAGTTTTCTCGATACAGTCTCAGATATAAGCGCAAGTTCTTTAACCGCCCTTCATTTAGAGGAGGCCATGCTTGCTGGAGACATAGAGTCTATGGAAGATATAGAAGACCACAAAGAGGGAATGTTTAATGTTTACAAGGCGGTCTCCTTGTCCACGTTAATAGGTGCCTTTTCTATAGGTATAGAATTGGGTATGATTCAGAACAATATGATACGTTCAAATGTTATAGACATTGGAGAAATAAATGACTAGTTCAGACTGGTTCTCTAAAAAATTAGGGCATCCTGTTGAGACACAGACACCCGCACCTACATATGCAGCGCCTCAACCAGCCACTTATGTACAACCTTCTCAACCTCAATATCCGCCTTCACAACAAGCAACTCCACAAGCACCACGTTGCCCAGGATGTAACAGCGGTAACTATGGAAGTATTCAAGGTGCTACGCCACGTTGTTATGACTGCGGATACCCAATACAACAATCTGGTAGTGGGGTAGGCAAAGGAATTATTACTCCAGGTCAATCAACATCTGGTCCTGCTACACCAGCAATACAAGTTCCAACAGGTACATTCAATGGCAGTAAGCCAGCAATCGGAGCAGACGGAGGATTCTTAGGATGAGCACCCTAACAGGAGATCTAGCAAAAGTATTTAGCGCCATCAATAAAAAGATGGGCGATGACACAATTGTTCTTGGCTCAGATATTACTGAGACAGGTAAGAGAACTACTACAGGGTCAGTTGCATTAGACGTTGCTCTTGGTGGTGGTTGGCCTTCTAATCAATGGCATGAACTTGTTGGTGAAGCCAGCAATGGAAAAACTGCATTAGCCCTTAAAACTATTGCTGCAAATCAAAAGCGTGACCCAGAGTTTACAACTGTGTGGGTAGCTGCTGAAGAGTGGGTATCAGGGTATGCAGAGATGTGTGGCGTGGATACTTCACGCGTATATGTAGTAGCAACTAATATAATGGAGGAGGCATATGAAGCCGTCATTCAAATTGTCGAAAGCAAAGCTATCGATTGCATTGTTATTGACAGTCTTCCTGCTCTGGTTCCTAGCGCAGAGGACGACAAAGAAATGGAAGAATCAACAGTTGGACGAGGAGCTCTTCTAACAAATAAGTTCTTTCGCAAGGTTGGTAAGGCGTCTAAGCGCTCACTTATCCGCCCAGAGCGTCCATTCATTGGACTAATCATTAACCAGTGGAGATCAAAGATTGGTGTTATGTACGGAGACCCACGCACTACCCCAGGAGGGTTGGGCAAGGATTACGCCTTCTTTACTCGCATGGAAGTCCGTCGTGATGAGTGGATTGAAACTGGCACAGGGCAGGAAAAGCGCAAGGTAGGCCAGTCAATCAAGATTAGAATCATAAAGAACAAGTCAGCTGCTCCTGGACAAGTAGCAATAGTTGATTTCTACTTTGCAGATGGTGGTGATATCCCTGCAGGTCAGTTTGACTTTGCTAAAGAGATTTTATCTATTGGCATGCTGAATAAAGTCATCACACGTGCAGGTGCCTATTACAGATACGCGGATAGACAATGGCAAGGTAGTGATGCTATGCTAGCGTCCATACGGGAAGAAATTGATCTTCAAGAAACCCTTGAACGTGACGTGTTAGATTCTATTAAAGCAGGCTCTAAACACGCTCATGAAGAGTAAGGGTCAAAGAGAATCTCAGAAGCACGAGGCACGACTTGCAAAAGCTCTTAACGGGAAACGTAACGCTGGAAGCGGAGCTTTCTGGAGTCGTAAAGGTGATGTTCGCGCTAAGGATGTTCTAATAGAACATAAGTGGACGGGCAAAGCCTCCTTTACCGTTAAAGCCGCGGTTCTGGAGAAGATCATTAAAGAAGCAATACTTGAAAGTCGGATGCCTGCATTAGGCATAAGTCTTAACGATGAGAACTACGTATTGTTAACAGAAGATGATTATCTAGAATTGCGCCTGAGCTTCCAGGAGCATAAAACTTGTACGACGAAGATCTCGGACCAGAACCTTGGAGATACAAAGCCAAGTGTCGAGGAATAGACACTAATACTTGGTACCCGCCAAGAGATAAAGACCAATATAAAGATATTGCTGACCGAGCAAAAGCTATTTGCTACGGTAAAGACGGTCTTCCTGAATGCCCCGTACGTAAGCAGTGCTTACTGTATGCGGAGGAGATGGAAGACACGCACGGAATTTGGGGTGGCATGAGTCACCGTGAGCGTAATGCCCTTAAGCGTAAGGCGACACGCGCAGGTATGACACTAAAGGAGTGGGTATTAACCAAAGAGTCGTGATAGGTTACTCCCATGAAAATGGGAAGTCAGTTAAAGAAATTTGTAGACGTGGGTAAAAAAGAGACCCGCGTACTCGGTTCATTAGAACGATATCTAATGTCCAAACCTAAAGATAAATCACGTCGAACAGATGTTCTACACCCCTCTGAGATGGTTGCATCAGACTGGTGCCACAGAGCTTCTTACTTTCAATTACAAGGCGAAGAGCCTATAAGTAATCGTACTAACACTTTACGCCTCGCTTCAGTTTTTGCTGAAGGACACGCTATCCACGCCAAGTGGCAAACTTGGTTACATCAGATGGGTGTTCTATACGGCAAGTGGTATTGCATAGAATGTGAAGAGTTCTTTTGGGGCGGTGCAGACTGCCATAACGGTCCTCTTGAATACTGTGAAGTCCCTCTATTTTACGAACCATTGCGCATTTCTGGTCATGCAGATGGTTGGTTAGTCGGCTTGGGAGATGCCCTAATGCTAGAGATTAAATCTGTTGGCATGGGAACACTGCGCTTTGAGTGCCCAGAGTTACTGGCTGAGAATAACAATGACTTTGATAAAACTTGGAAGGCTATTAGCGCGCCTTTTATGAAGCACATAATGCAAGTGCAGATTTACATGAAGTTGGCTGAACTTCTTAACTACGAAGACTATCCAAAAGAGGCAGTCATTATTTATGAGAACAAGTCTAATCAAGAGGCTAAAGAGTTTGTAGTTCCTAAGAGTGACTTCGGGATTACCCATATCTTTGAAGCTGCTGCTATGATTGTTGAGTCGGTTAAAAACAATACTCCACCTGCCTGTAATATATCGTCAGACGGGTGCGCTAAATGTAAGGGGTACAATGATTAGCATAGTTACCACTGGTATCAGTGAAGACATTATCGGTGTTTTAGAAGCCCAAGGCCTTCCAGTAAGGCGCAATCTCAACCTTGATATCATTCCTTTCCCTAATGACATCACGTCGGTAGATGACCAAGAGCTAATGGAGCTAGCCCGTTGTTATATGGAAAACTATAACTTCATGTTAACTCAGGTTGCTTGCGCCGAACTGGCTGTGACAGAAGCCGATAACCTTTACGACACTACTGAGGCAGAGATGCTTCTATCCAAGTCTTCTGACCCCAAGGTCAAAGCCACCACAGTAAAAGCCATGATTATTACTGACCCAATTATGAAAGACCTAGCTAACAATTTGCTCAGGGCACAGGCTTATCACAAGTTACTGAAGACCACTATGGACAACCTAGAGCGGTACTATCAACTAACTAGCCGTGAACTTACCCGTCGAACATCTGTTCTAAAGGCACGCGGTTACTAATGAAAGTATTCCACGGAGGTCTGGTAATCCCAGAGAACCCCGTGTATCTAGGTATAGACCAGTCTTACAGCGGGTTTGCCGTAACAGCCTATCAACAGGGCAGTTATTACACGGAGGTCTACAAGTCTGACCAAAGAGGTATAGCCAGGCTGTCTGACATCCAAGCCCACGTAATGAACTGGCTGCACAAGTTTGACAAGATTGAGGACGTGGCTATGGAGGGCTACGCCTTTGGTTCCCAGATGGCTAACATGCTAGGGGAGCTTGGGGGCATGGTTAAATTGACCCTATACGACTTTGGAATCTATCCCCTTATTGTCCCCCCTACCAACCTCAAGAAATATGCCTGTGGCAAGGCCTCAGGGGTCTCTAAGAGCCAGATAATGCTCAGTGTGTACAAAAACTTTGGGGCGGAATTCTCAGATGACAACGCTGCTGACTCCTACGTACTAGCTCACCTTGTCTCAGGGTCGCATTCACGTACATACGAGAGGGATGTCTATGTTAAACTTCAAGATCCGAAGTTCAGAGAGCGATAGGGCACCCTTTGACAACCATAGTAGCTGTTCAGTATCCCAATCGATGCGTTTTAGGGGCAGATAACCAAGTCACAGACGGCTCAGGCCGTATTTTTAGGCACCCCAACATGGAAAAGATTAGTGAGCGAGGAGCTTTCTTAATTGGTGGTAGTGGTGAGGTGCAGCCATGTGACATTGCCCAGCACCTCTGGAAGCCACCCTCACTTACAGCATCGGACAAAAAAGACATTTACCACTTTATGATTGCAAAAGCCATGCCCTCACTTAGAGAATGCTTGAAGTCTAACGGCTACAACTTTGACGAAGAGCGCAAAGAAGGAGATGATGGTCCTAGGTTTCATTTCCTTATAGCAGTCAACGGAGAAGTATTTGATGTTGCAGACGACCTATCTGTATGTAGAACAGATACAGGTTTCTATGGAGTAGGGAATGGTTCATCCTATGCGCTAGGCGCCCTTCACGCTGGCGCTTCTATTAAAGAAGCCCTAGAGATTTCAGCTTCACTAGACGTTTATACCTCAGGCCCGTTTATTGAGATAGAGCAGCACAAATACTAAATGCCTACTTACGATTATAGATGCGACAAGTGCGGTTCTACTATAGAGGTAACAAGATCCTTTGATGAAGAGAGCAGTGCTACATGCTCGCCTTGCCAATCTACTATGTCTCGTGTATGGTCTGCCATACCAGCTCATTTTAAGGGCGGTGGATGGGGTGGACAATGAATGCTTTAAAATTCTTAGCACTGTTATACGGAAGTCTTGCTGATTTATTATCTGCTGTACTAAGTATTTGGG